AACGATTTCGTCATACACGTAACGTGGGCTTTAAAAAAGGCAAAACCTACCAAAGTTCAGGAAAAATCACAGGAGGTAGAAGAATTCGGTGATTTACCAAGTTTCATAAACCTCAAAAAGGCTGCGAATCGATATAGGGGTAAATGATGCGAAAAAACAGTTATAAAAAAAGTTCACTCTATCATAAATGGACAATCTTAACGTACTCGTTGAAGCTAAGAGGGAATACCTCGGTCAACTGTGCGATCTCATGTGTCCAGTCATGATAGAAAATTTTGAAAAAATGTATGAAGAGGCTTACACCATGTCAAAGGGTCGAAAAGTGTTAGTCATGTTCCAAAAACTCCTAAAAGAAGTGCCAAATTGGTCCGAAGCAATGTCGAAGCAGCACACGGATAACATCGCCAACCGAATCGCGTGGTTTAACGATTTACTCGCCGCCGTGTTCGTGAGTTGTGTGAAAATCCTATCGGCAGTCCGTCTCTCGAAGGATAATAAGAAGATCGCGTTGAAATTACCAACCAATGAAGTGTTCGTGCAGACGTGTTATAACAACGTCGCGAAAGATCTCTATAGAGATCCGTACATTTTCCATGAATCTACGAATGAATACGAACGAAACGAAATTTTGTTTCAACGATTCTGTACCGCGATCGAAGCATCCGTCCGCGAATTGATTCCAGTACAACAGATTTTGCAGACTTACATGTCTCAGCACGACAACAAGGATATAGATCTCAACGAAGCCGAAGTCGGTGATTCGGAAGACCCCGATTTCGTTGACGAGTTACCAGAGCCAGAGGAAACGTTCGATGAAGCTCCCATGGACGAGCCACCTCAGGATGTCGAGGAACCCGAGGCATTCGTTCCACCACCCGACGACGCGCCACCACCGCCGACCGAATCGCCGTTCGACAACGAATTTAAGTCGATCACGGGCGTACCAGCCGATCAACAGGAGAACCCGGTCGAAGACGACGATGTATTATTCCCGGATGCTTCAGACGCCCCCGCAAAAAAAGTTGGTTATAATTAAATGGAGTTCGAAGACTACTTGAGAGATCCAGTGTGGGCGGCGCTTATCGCGGGTGGAATCACCGCGGCGTATATCCATGTCAAGGCTAAGTTGAATAATGAAGAAAAATTAGAGACTAGTTCATACGCGAAACCAGCAGCGCTTAATGCTATTTTAGTATATTTTATCATATCATCTGGTGTTGGCAAAAGAGAAACAATATCTACAGAACCATTCGCTTAAAGAATTAATCATATTATATAAAATAATAGAGACATGACTTCCGTAAACGCGTTCAATGACATGATGGGTCAGTTCCTTGCCGAATTACACAAAACATTCCCAGAAGAGAAATCGATTAAGAAGAGCATGAGTGGATTTGAACTCATGCGACAATCCAATCCGCGATTGGTCGTCGATGGATTCATGACAGGTGTGTCTCCGTACGCCGATAAAATCTCAGCGCGCGACGATACATTTTTCCTCGAAGAATCTAAAAAACTTGATTTTTTGAGGGGTATTAATATTGAAACACACTGGTCCAGTATTTCGGACGCGACGAAAGATGCCATTTGGCAATACATCTCAACGCTCTACATGCTTGGAACAACTATATCATCCATCCCAGAAGATACTCTTAACATGATTGAGAAGGTCGCGAAACAGTGCGCGGATCAGCTTGAATCCGATGGGGGTGGACTCGACGACCTTGATCAGGGGAAGTTGCTCAACACCATGCAAAACATGTTGGGTGGGATGATGAAAAAATAAACTTAGTATATTTAAATGAGTGCGAGTTGGTTTAAAGATCCACAGCAGCTTATTCGATGTGATAAAACATTAGAATTTTGGCCGACTAATAAACAACCCACAGGTGAGCGAATCAATTCGGCATCTCGGTTCATAATATACGCGGCGTGCGTCCATTATTTGATTAAACGGGACAGACGCGTCTTCATCGTCGCCGCGACTGCCTTGGCGATTTTATACGTCTTGGAGACTTCTAAAATGATTAAACCAAGCGTCGAAAGATATCAAATTGAATTAGCAGGAGACACCAGTTGTCAGTTACCAGATTCTGAGAATCCAATGGCTAACGTGTTGGTCGGCGACCATGGCGACAGACCACCAGCGTGTTTCTATCCAACTGTGAAGAAACAGGTCGATAATGGTGTGGGTGGAGACATCATGTATGATGGAGGACGGTCTAAAAGCTCGGGTCCCGAACAGCAGAGAAACGGGCTTCAACGCCAATTTGTATCGAGCCCCGTGACGACTCTTGTGTCCGATCAAACTGGTTTCGCGGAATGGTTGTATGGTAAGAAAAACGCCAAAATGTGCAAGGACGACGCGCTCCAGTGTAATCCAAACGCGCGGGGTGTTCAGCTCGAAGCTTTCGCAGGTCTTGATCCAAACGGTGACAAGCGGAGTGGTATGTTCGGTGGTACCCCCGCGTAAATAATTTAAATTTAATAATCGAAACACACAATGTTTCTATGATTAAAACAAAAATCTTATGTTATAGTAAAATGGCGTACCAACTTCAGCCAGGACTCTCTATAGTTGAAAACCCAGCTGTCCCAGGCGTTAACGCGACCGACGAAGTTTTTGTGTACCCACAGCCAACCTCGTTGAAATTTGGTACGAGACCAAACACTATGCTATACGGCACCTCGCCGTTCATGGCGGGGAAAGGCGCACCGGCTGAATTTGTCGAGACGTCTGATGCGCTCCGTCCTCAATCGACCACTCGTTTTGGTAAGGTTTTGGCTAAAACATACGAATCTGGATATTTCCCAATTAATAACGCGCCAGTTCAATTACCTCCACAAGCCCAGAGTTACCAACCAGCGAGTACGAGAGCTCAATTGCAAAATGGACTTTTCGACCAAAGATACACAAATAAAAATGTGAGTAAGAAATAAGAATGGGTGACCCAGTGTCAGTCGCAGCTATTGCTGGTTTAATCTACGCCGGACGAAAATTGAGTCACGCAAAAGAAACGTACGAACCACAGCCCGAAGTTTCTCAACCTACAGTAAACGCACCACCCCCACCAGTATTCCCAGAAATGCAGCCACGCGAGTATCCCGGCTCAACCAGACCTAATATTGACAAGCAAGCCATGGAAAGCTTCGCAGACCTTTCTCGAAACGTACGATCTAGCGGACAAGAGATTCTCGATATGCGAAATCGTATGTATGATGTAGGACGAATGAATAACGTCGGTCCAATCGAAAAGCGATTGGTCGGACCGGGTCTCGGTGTTGATCCAAACGTCCCAAGCTACGGGGGACACCAACAGCTTCTCAGAGTCAATCCTGAAAATGTCGGCGCGTATCGATTGACGACTCTCCCAGGAAGAAGTGGTCCAGCTCAAGATGTGAGTGGTGGTCGACGCGGTGTAGCCGGTGGATTGTACCAAAATCGTCCAGAAACCACTGCTTTCCTACCAGATCGTTTGCCAAACGTCGCTGGTAAATCACAAGGTTTTGGCGGACGTACGCCTCGCGGTGAACACGAGAAGACGAAGAAAATCACGAATCGCGCCGCGACAGGGCTTCGCACTGATACTTTGAGTGTCGCTCCAGCGAAGCGCTTCGTGTCGAATGGTTCGAACGCGCAAGACCCAACGAGAAACAAGAAGGATGGAAACATTGAACAATACCAATATATGAACAATCCTCAACCGGGTATCAATAGCTTTCAACACGGGTATTTGCAAGGCGCTGCTGTTGCGATGGGTGAAAACGCTTCGAAATCACCACACACACCCGAACAAATGTTTAAATACGGATTCAGACCCGATGAGCGTCGTGGCAAAGCTGGTCGCCCAGCCGGTCCCGGTAGAATGAACGTGCGCGCGGGTCCACTCAACCAAGGTGGTAAACTCACAGCGGTTCGCAGTGATACCACACGCGTTGACGGACGCGTCAACCCTCAAGCAGGTGGCTGGACTCAGCAATACGACAATAGTGGTTATTACGATCTCAACGCATACAAGGATAACCAAAATCCAAACGCTTCACCCGACAGTCTCAACGTCGCGAAGAGACAACTCGCTCGAAATCCACTTTCCCACCAATTATCCTAAAAAATATAAAAATACGCACGAACCCATTCATTAAAATATTATCCTTATATTCTAATGGACGGTGCTGAGAATACTCGAATCCAATATATCATGGTAGATTCTGACCTGGTCGAACCTCGAATAGATGACCCATTAAATCCACCATCTAACCCATCGAGCTCGTTTACGCTCGATTTGAACCAAGAATCAAATCTACACTGTGAAGGTATAAATCAAGTCATTGGTATAAAAATGGTAGATTTCTACGTGACTCAAGTTGGGTCCTCGGGTGGGGGTCTCAGTACCGGTGCTAAATATATTGATATCGTGTGTAAAGACGTTCCAAAGGTCGCACAGATTCTCGATGAGAGGAACGGACAAACTTTCGCTCGAATTCCACTCGAAAGAAATTTTGAGGG